CAGTATTACTATATTATTGTAACTAATGCAGTACGTCTTCTTTAAGAGTGTAAAAATTACTAATTTTCTGTCTGTAGGTAAAAGACCGGTTGTTATTGATTTTAAACCGGGATTGAATATTATTACCGGTAAGAACTACGACAAAGCTGATAGAGCTAATGGTGTAGGTAAGTCTACTATGACTGATGCTATACACTTTGCATTGTATGGTAGTACTATTAGAGATCTTAAAAAAGAGAATATTGTTAATAACATATACCCTGAAGATATATGTGAAGTAGAATTAGAGTTTACTATAGAAGAGAACCACAAGAAAACCGAATATAAAATTATTCGTACGTTAAACCCTACCAAGTGTTATCTCTATATAAATGGTGAGGATAAGACACGTTCGGGTGTGCCACAAACAACCGAATACATTATTGATATAATTGATACTTCACCAGAAGTGTTTCAGAATAGTGTGGTAATGACCATAAACAATACTGTACCGTTTATGGCTCAAAAGAAGATAGAGAAGCGTAAATTTATTGAAGGTATACTTGATCTTGAAGTATTTAGCAATATGCTAAGTATTGCTCGTTTTGATTTTAATGAAACAAAACGTTTACTAGATATTGAGCATACTAAAGCTGATGAAACTGGTCGTAACTTGCAAGATAGCGTTAAACAGAAAGAAGCTTACGAAGAAAATAAAAAGAAACGATTAGATGTACTCGCTACTCGTCAACGTAATAATGAACAAGAACTAGCTATACTAAATGAAAAATTAAGTAAGCTTGATGCTGTTGATACTGTTGCTGAAAAGCAAATACAAGATAAGTTATCTGCACTAAAGACCGCTGAAAACGTATGTGATAAAAAAATAGCTGCAGTTAATAAACTTATTACTGAAGCAGAAACTCATATCAAGCTTAATAACGATCGTATCAAAAAGCTTAAGAAAGTAGACAGTAAATGTCCGCATTGTGGTAAAGATCTAGCTGAAGCTACTAATGCTCAATACGAAAAGGATAAAGCTGAATGCGAGACTGAAATACAAAAATATACTGAAGTAGTTGGTATTCAGAAGCCGCTTTTATTAGAAGCACAAGAACAGTTAGATAAAGTTGAGAAAGGTATTACTACAATACAAAAGAAGATAAACGATTTCAATATACGTAAGAAAGAAGTAGAAAATATTAACAACCGAGTTAAACAGTTAAACGAATGGCAGGCATCTCTCGTTGTTGATATTAACCATTTACATAAAGACTCTAATAACTTTCAGGATGCTATTGATACTATTACCGCTAGACAAGAAGAAATTAAAAACACTATAGCTAAACATCAAAATAAAATAGATATCATAGAATCAGCTAAATTTATTACTTCAGAAGAGGGTGTAAAGTCTTTTATTGTTAAAAAGATACTAGAGGTATTAAATCTCAGACTCGCTTATTATCTTAGAAAGCTTGAAAGTAATAGTATGGTTAAATTCAATGAATTCTTTGAAGAGACTATTACTAATGAGCGTGGTGTGGAATGTAGCTATTTTAACTTCTCTGGAGCTGAACGTAAAGCTATAGACCTTGCAATGATTTTTACATTCCAAGATATCCGTAGAGCACAAGCTAATGTATGGTTAAATCTATCTATATTTGACGAATTACTAGATTCATCACTAGATGAGAAAGGTATTGAATTGGTATTGGATATAATACGCGAGAGAGTTGAAAAATACCAAGAAGCAATATATATTATATCACATCGTAAAGAAAGCATGAAATACTGTACATCTGGTGAAATAGTTTATCTAGAAAAGAAGAACGGTATTACTGTACGATCAACAACTTTTAAAAATGAATAATCCTCTTGTGTTTGGAATGCCTGAAATGCCACTTGGTGCACCTGTATTTGGTTCGCCTTTAGCCCCTGTTGAAGGATTGCAGCAACCAGCTTATGCACCTCCTACACCGGGTGCACCAGCAAATATGGCAATGAGCTTTGCAGCTGATCATGGTGGATGTGGTTTCTGGCGTATGCATTGGCCAGAAGCACTAATTAACTCATCAGGTAGAGGTGTTATCACTAACTCTACTATGATGCTTTTGGATCCTAGATACTATGCACAAGTTAAATCTGTAAAAATACAACGTCAAGTTACTGAACCTCAATTACAGTTTGCAAAGTTCTTAAGAGATACTTCTAATAAAGGTAACAAGTTTAAACTATACTACGAAATTGACGATGTTATTTTCCCAGAGGATATCCCGTTATACAATAAGTCTCGTACTGCTTTTGTAGATCCTATTATTGGTAAAACTGCAATTGAAATTATTAGACATTGTGATGCTATTACTTGCCCTACAAAGTTTATGGCAGATTATTACACTGCTCGTACTGGTGTACCAGCTATAGTGTTGCCTAACTATTTACCTAAGTTCTGGATGGATCGTTTTTATAATAAAAAGAAAGTCACTGATAACTATGACTTTAATAAAAAGCGTCCACGTATTGGTTATGTAGGTAGTCCTACTCACTTAAACGTAGACAGAATAGCTGGAGTGATTGACGATATTGATCCATTTGTACCGATTGTACGTAAAACATTTAAAAAGTATAAGTGGGTATTTATGGGTGGTGTACCTTTTGGATTACACGACTTAGTACAATCAGGAGATGTTGAATACGTACCATGGAAAACGTTATACGAATACAGCTATGCATTTGATGCGTTAAACTTAAATGTTGCTATTGCACCATTACAATACAATAAGTTTAATCTTGCTAAAGCACCTATCAAGTATCTAGAAGCTGGTGCATTAGGTATTCCATGTGTATGTCAAGATTATGCTCCATACAATACTGATCCAGTTGCACCTTTAAGGTTTAACACAACGGATGAAGCAATGGACATTATCAAGAAACTTTGTGACAACCGTCAATTCTATTTAAATGAATCGGATGCTGCGCGTAAAGTTGCAACCAAGTATTGGTTAGAAGATCACATAGAAGAACACGTAAAAGTTTACTTTCCTTCTTGATTAGTTTGTAAGACGGTACATAATATGTGTTGTGTACCGTAACGTATATTATAACTCTCGCGAATCTATAGCCTATCTATTTACCTGGGATAACAACGGTAATAGAGTTGTTAAAAAGGAAATCTATAGTCCCTACTTCTATGTAGAGACTAACCAAGATAAGTATGACGCTATTTCTATCTTTAACACTAAGTTAAAGAAAAAGATCTTTAGAAATTCATTTGAGCGTAATAAAGCAGCACAAGATGGTGCTATTAAAAGACTTTATCACAATATTCAAGTTGAGCAGCAGTTCCTTATTGAGAAGTATAAAGACGATTACGAAAAGCCTGAATTCTCTGCTAACCCTCTAAAGGTTTGCTTTCTTGATATTGAAGTTTATTCTCCAGACGAGTTCCCTGAAGCTAAGGATGCTAAACATCCTATTAATCTTATAACAATATATGATAACTTATCTGAAACGTTCTATACCTGGGGTTGTAAGCCTTATACACCTTCTCGTAAGAATGTAGTTTATACAGAGTGTAACAGTGAAATAGATTTACTTAATAAGTTTTTAGACTTCTGGGAAAACGACTACTATCCAGATATTTTATCTGGGTGGAATACAGACTTTTTTGACTTTCCCTATACTATCAATCGTATCAATAACTTATTAGGTGAAAACGCTGCTAAACGTCTATCACCGTTAAAGAGTCTTTGGTGTCGTAAAGGTATCTTTGTTAAAGGTCAAGAGTTAGATCGCTGGTATATTCACGGTATATCAGCAATGGACTATCTTGAAGTGTACAAAGGCTTTGCGCGTGGTTTATTAGAATCTTATGCACTAAACTTTGTAGCACAACACGAACTAGGTGAAGGTAAACTAGCTATTAACGCTACTAACTTAGCCTCTCTGTCTGAAAATGATTGGAATAACTTTGTAGATTATAATATTCAAGACGTTGATCTACTTGTACGAATGGAAAAGAAACTACAATTCTTTAAGATTATTCGTATGTTAGCGTACAAAGGTTTAACTAGCTTTGAAGCTGCTTTAGGTAAAGTACAAATTGTTACCGGTTGTGTTGCTTTAGAAGCATATAAACACAGTATGGTTATACCTACATTTGTGTCTGGTCCTACTAGAGATGAAATTGAAGGTGGTTATGTTAGAGATCCAGAACGTGGTTTAAAGACAGCTATTGTTAGTTATGACGCTAATTCTCTATACCCTAACACTATTATTACTTTAAATATCTCACCAGAGACTAAGATAGGTAAGATTATACGTAAGACTGATACTGAATCTACTTTGTTGTTAGCCAGTGGTTCAGAAAAGACAGTACCTAACGAAAAACTTGAAAAGCTGATGGAAGTAGAGAAGTTAGCTATATCTAAAGCTAATGTTCTGTATACACAAAAGAAGAAAGGTGTTGTGCCTTCGTTAATTGACGGTCTTTATAGTGAACGTGTTAAAAACAAGAATCAGTACATTGAGTATAAGAAACAGCTAAGTAATCTAACTTCAGACACAGATGAATACAAAACGTGTAAGTTTAATATGGAACGAGCTGACACCATACAGCACGTCATTAAGATTCTTCTTAATTCTATTTACGGTGTTTTTGCTAACAAGTTTAGTCCTATTTGCGATAGTGATCACGCCGGTAGTATTACTCTTACTGGCCAGTCGGTGGTTAAGCAAGCAGGTATCATCCTTGATACATATGCTAAAGAAAAATACGGAGTTAACGTTTCTCTTAACATTTATGGTGACACTGACAGTACTCATGTTACTATTCAACCGATTGTTGATAAGCTTAAGATAAAACTATTTGCTGCTGGTAAAGTAACACCACAAGGTTTAGATTTAATTGATAAAGAGATTGGTACATATTTAAACAACGAAATTAAACGTTGGTCTGCTGCAGAATTTAAGTCTACTGATCCTCGTTACTTCTTTAAACGTGAATCAATTTGCGATGTAGGTGTTTATCTACAGAAGAAACGTTATATCATTCACGTATTAAACGATGAAGGAGCTAACGTTAATAAGTTTAAGTACGTTGGTGTTGAAATCGCTAGATCTACTACGCCTAAGAAAGCAAAAGAACTGATTAAGAAGGTTATTGAGAACTCTTTGTTAGGCCAGGATCAGATAAAGGCAAACAGTCTTTATAAAGAGGTTTACGATTCATTTAAAACGTTACACGTTGATGAAATAGCTATCCGTGGCGGTCTTAGTGACTTAGAGAAGTATGAAGTAAAAGCAGATGGCTTTAAGATTGGTACTGGTACACCTAATCACGTTAAAGGCGCTATTTGGTATAATCAATTGTTAAAGCATTTGAAGTTAGAAACAAAGTATGAACGGATTACTTCTGGTGGTAAAGTAAAAAAGATTTATATTGCACCAAACAAGTATAACATTGATACTCTTTGTTACCCTTACAACTTTCCTCCTGAATTTAACGACTTTCAAGTAGACTATATTGAAATGTTTGATACAATAATTAAACCGCCTATATTAGCTGTATATGAAGCTATTGGCTGGCGATTACCAGATTTAACTAACGAAGTAACAACAGACTTATTTGACATATTCTCATGATTAAAATATCACACGAATCACCCTTAAGCATGCTAGAGATCTCTCGTACATACAACGATTATTGCTATGCACTTGTACACCTTTTTGAGACTCATCCACAGTACTATAAGTTCTTTGAAGATAGTGTTAAAATGGGCCGCCATGTTTTATTAGATAATAGCATATTTGAATTGTCTAAGTCTTTTGATCCTAAACGCTATGCACACTGGATACAGAAACTTAACCCTACAGAATATATTATACCAGATGTATTAGAAGACTGCAACGGTACGATTGAATCTGCCAAGAAATGCTTATGGAGAGAATGGGACTTTGTTAACGATTCTAAAACTATTGGTGTAGTACAGGGTAAAACCTACGCAGAGCTAGTTAAATGTTATGTAACTTTAGATCAAGAGATAGATGTAGATAAGTTAGCTATTTCATTTGACTACTCTTATTATCTCAAACTATTCCCTCATCCTAACAAATGGGTATCTTATATGATGGGTAGAGTAATAACTTTAACTCAATTAATGAACGATGGTATTATTAATAAAGACAAACCTCACCATTTACTAGGTTGCGCACACCCTAGAGAGTTTAGTTTCTATCAAGGTCCTGAATATAACTGGATTGAAACGTTAGATACTTCATCTCCTATTGTTCACGGTATTAAAAGAGTAAGGTACTCTGATGTTATTGGTAACTGGAAGAAGGAGTCTACTAAGCTTGTAGATTTATTAGATGTAGTACCAGACGAAATACAAGAAAGAATTATTGCAAATAATTTAATTGAGTTTAGAAATTACGTTAATGGATGACAACATTAGAAGCTATAACCAACTCTGTATATGCTAATTATCCCCACTACCTGGCAAATAATGTTTCTATTAGGGATTATTGTTTTTGGGATTGTGTTCGTAATCAAGAACTCCCGGTAAGAGAACTTGCAGACGTTAAACCTTACCTAATAAAACACGGTATTGTTGACTTTACACTTGTAATTTTCTTTAGTGATAATACAATAGGTTATCGCTTAAAAATATGAAACGTACCTTAATTTGGA